GATGGCCGGGACGATGCCCGCGATGGCCGGGATGAGCGACCCGGTGAGCGCCGGGATGAGGCGGCCCACGATGGACCCCGCCGCACCCGCGGCCTTGCCCGCCACCGCTCCGAGCCCGGAGGTCAGCGTCGGGAGCAGGACGTAGGTCATCGGACCGAGCGCGTCGGTGATGCCCGCCAACCCTGTGAACAGGTCCCCGAACTGGACCTTGAGCCCGTTGATGGCCCGCCCGAGAAGGTCCCCGGCGTCGTCGGTGTCGGCTACCGCCTTGTCGATGGTCTCCGACCCGGACTCGATGGTGTCGAACAGGTCCCCGAGTTCGAACCGGCCCTCGCGGATGGCCGCTGCCATGTCGGGACCGGCACGTGCCCCGAACAGTTCCAGCGCCAGCGCGTTCGCCTCGCCCGCCGTCCCGGCGTCCTTGATGGCCTGTACCTGTTCCTGAAGGTATTGCGGCACGTCGGCAGCGGCGATGGACTTGTCCAGTTCCTCCTGTGCCACCTGAACCTTGGCGAGCGCCGCCGCCGCCTCGTCCGACCCCTCGCCGGACTCCTTGACCGCCTTCTTGTACGCCTTCTGCGAGGCTTCCAGCGCGATGGTCCGCGCATCCACCTCGGCCGACTCCCGGGCCATCTTGCCGAGGGCGATGCGGAGCGACCCCATGACCAACTCGCTGTTGACGCCCTCCTTCTCGAACTTGCCGAGCAACCCCGCCGACTGCTCAAACGAGAACCCGAGTTGCCGCAGGGGCGCGCCGAACTGGACGATGGACCCGCCCAACTGGTCGATGCCGATGCCGGTGGCCTGTGATGCGCGGAACAGCGCATCCAGCGTCTCGCCTTGGTCCTCGGTGGCAATCGACCAGTCACCGAACACGCGCGTCAGCGTGGCGACGTTCGCCGTGGCGTCGGTGCCCGTGATGCGGGACAGGTCGAGGATGCGCTTGGACAGGTCCTGCAACCCCTCGCCCGTCTGCCCGGTGCGGGTGTTGAGGTCCGCGATGACCTGACCGACCGTGCCGATGTCATCCGTGACCGACCCGGCGACCGCACGGAAGTCGCCTTCCAACCCGGCCAACGCCTCGCCCGTGGCACCCGTGCCGATGCGGATGGAGTCGTAGGCGTCGTCAACTTGGTCCCCGAACTTCAGCGCGGCGATGCCCGCCACGCCGAACCCGGCACCGATGACTGCCCCAACCTTGGCAGGGCTGAACGCCGACTTGAAGCGGTCCCCGAACGTCCGGCCCGCGGTGTCCCCGGCCTTGCCCGCTTCGGTCTGGACCGACTTGGTGAGGCCCGTGCTGTCCGCGACAAGGCGGACGAAGGCGTCAGCGACTTGCATCGGCATGAGCCACCTCCACCACGCGGTCGGGGAACGCTAGCGCGAGCCGTCCCAACTGTGCCTCCAACTCCGCGCCGGTCGCCCCGCTCGGTCGGCCACCGTCAACGCTAGCACGGCGACCACCCCGCCGACGCAACCGCTTCAAGGCGACGTAGACATCCGTCATGCCTTCACGGCTCCCCGTGTGGACGATGGTCAGGAGGTCATCCGCCCTGCGGCGTTGGCGGTCCTGACCGGCCTTCCACAACAGTTCCAGTTGCGCGTCGTCTAGCCGGGTGTCGAGGGCGTCGGGGTCGAGGTGCCACTCGGCAAGAGCGAACTCGTAGAGTTCAGCGAGGCTGGCCCTACGACGCCCCGCAACTCCCCGAGCGCGCTCCGTAGGTCCGACACGAAAGGGAAGGCCACCTGAAGGAACGCCTTCAGCGCGTCGTACAGTTGGGAGTCGTCGATGTTGTCCTCGATGAAGTCCGTCCCACCGAGGACCCCGCTCGTATCGTAGGCGACGACCAACTCGGCCACGATGTCCGTGCCCACGTTGACCGCCGCCCCGATGCTGTCCATGCCGGACACGTCCAACTTGGACACGTCGCCCACCTTGGCGAGTAGCAGGTCCTTCCACTCCCGTGACGCCTTCCGCTTCAGCGTCGGGACCTTCCGCACGACCCCGTGCTTCCCATCGGACCAGTTGACAGGGATGACCCCCGCCAACTTGTCGGCTTCTGAACGTGTGTCCATAGCGACCCCCGCTCGATGTCAGGCCCCTACCACCGTCAGGCGGTCGGACCAATCTTCTGGATGTTCCACGGGGACGTGGTGATGTCCGCCGGGTCCCACCGAGCCTGAATGGTCAGCCGCGGGGCGAGCGCACCATCGTCCGCTGCCTCGTACTCGGCGTTCTCAGTCATGATGCCCTGCAGGATGGCGAACCGGACCTCGCGCCCGTTCAGCCCCGGCACCCGGAGTTCCCACTTGTGGTAGGCGCTGCTGGGGAGCCGCCGGGTCACGCCCGCCGTGGACGAGATGACCGACGACCCGCTGGTGGTCTGCTCCAGCGCGATGTCGTTGAGCCGGTGGGTGAACTGCAGCGGCTCCACGAAGCCGACGCCCGTGCCACCCGCCCCGGCGGTGCCGACGAAGGTGATGCGACGGACCTCCCAATCCGACTGCCAACCGACCCGGAGGTAGTCACCGATGGCGAGGCCGGTGACGCTGACCAACTTCACGTTGGTCGCCCCGACCGCGCTGTCCGCGGCGAGGGTGGTGCTGTCCACCTCCTGCACCGGGTCCGTGCCGACGCCCGAGTGGGCGGACGACAGGGGGGCGTTGAGGTCGAGGCCGGTGCCGCCACCGCCCGCCGTGCCGACCACCGTGACCTGTCGGAACTCGCGCGAACCGGCGACCCCAATCTGGATGACATCGCCCGTGTTGATGCCCGTGACCGAAGTGACCTTGATGTTGCTGTCGCCCGCCGCAGCCGCAGCCGCGATGGTCGTGTCGAGCCCGCCGCCCGTCAGCACGCCCGCCGCGTCACCCGCCACCGCGGTCGCGCCCGGGACCATGTACGACAACTTGGTGGGGTCGAGTTCGGGGATGGTCACCTCCAGTTCGGCGGTCTCCGACTGGATGTAGTCGATGTCGAGCAGCGGTCCCGGCGTGCCGTTGAACTCCGGGGCGAACTTCTCCTGCACGACCCTGAAGACGTTGTTGTCCATGGTCGCCCCGACGGGGTTGTCATCGACGTAGACCTCCCCCGCGCCGATGAACACCTCCTGCGAGGTCTGTGCGGTGACAGGCATGGTGCCCTATCCTCCTTCGCTCCCGACGGCTTCCCCGCCGGGTGCTATGCCGTCACGACCTGAGTCGCGGCGTGGACGATGACGACAGCCGTCTCGGACGGCCAGCGAGTGTCCGGGTCCTCCCCCGCTTGGGCACCCACTTCCTCCCGCGAGATGTAGATTGCCACACCGGAAGGGGAAACGCGAGGCCCGATGATGTGCAGCGCGTCCGACACGCGCCCGTACAGTTCGGCGGCGTCGGGACGGGTGTCCGCGTACACCGTCACTCCGATGCGGTAGCGGCCCGTGGCGTACCGGGACCGGACCGTGTTCAGCCGCCGCAGGATGACGAGGGGAGGAACGTCGCCCGAGGTCGTGGCCTCTCCCTCGTAGCGGTCCCCACCCCTCACGGCGACGGGCCACACGCCACCGTCCGCTTGCAACGCCGCACGGACTTCCGTGACCAACTTGCCGAGGGGGTCAATCATCGCTTCCTCGCAGCGCCCGCGTTGATGAGTTGCGTGATGTGCCGAGCGTTGGCGTCGAAGGCGGGCGTGATGAACGGGCGGGCGGGCATCTTGACCGTGCCCAACTCGACATAGGCTCCATAGGTGCAGTTGGTGCCCACGACGCCCACGATGTCACCGGCCTTCTCGTAGTTGGGAGCGCGGTTGCCGTTCTCGTCGGTGCCGCCAGCGATGGGTCGGCCTTGGAAGTACGTCACCGAGTGGATGGACCGCCGCAACGTGCCACCGATGAGGACCTGACCGGCCTTGCCCCGCTTGGTGGTCATGCGTGACCGGTGCCCGCCACGGACCGGGGCGTCTCGCTTGGCGTCCGCTTCGACCGCCATGGCCCAGTTGTGAACCCCGAACGCCAGCGACATCCGCAACCGCAGCATCTCCTGCTGGTACACCTTCACCTTGCCCATCAGGTCGTGAACCGCCTCGCGTCGGCTTCAAGGTGATGGCCCGCCCCGCCCGCGTCCCGCACCCACAGGACATCGTAGCGCGTGGACCCCAGCACCACCACGTCCTTGGGGGTCACGTCCGCACCCAACGGCAGGAAGATGAGCGCGTCGCTCACGACCACTCCCGCCCCGGAGGGCGACGCTACCTCCCGTCCGGTCCGTTCCTGCACCAGCGCGCGTTGCGTCGTCGTGATGGCCGTCTCCGTGACCGTGGGGACACCGTAGTCATCCTCGGCACCGGGGACCCGGCGTAGCACCGTGACCGTGTGGCGCATGGTGGGCATCGTCACGACAACACCATCCCCATGGCGGACGCGACGTAGCGCGATACCACGTTGGCCCGCTCGCGTTCGCGGTCGGCGGGTGCCCCGGACGTGGACTCGCTCCAACTGCCCATCGTGCGGCTGATGGTGCCGCCCGCGTAGGCGTTGTCAACGCGGATGAGTTCCGTGAGCGCCACCGCCCGCTGGACCGGTTCCTCCTTGGGGGTGAACGTCACCGACACCTTGAAGCCCCACCGCCCGCGAGGGTTGGTCCCGTTGGCGAGGCGACGGAGCGCCCGACCCCGATACCACACCTCGTAGTCATCCGATGCCAGCACGGTCGATGTGCTGTCGTCCGTCCACTCGGTGATGGCATCCACCGCCGACGCGGGTCGGGGGAGGAACACCATGTCACCAGCCGACATGATGAGGCGGGTGTCCGAGCCGAGCGGACCGATGGCCTCGTCCAACGCGGCCTCGTTGGCGTCGATAGCCATCTGGATGGTGTCATCGGACCACGACAGTTCAGGGATGGCTTCCTTGACCTGTGCGACCGACAGGATGCTCACTTGTCACCGCCCGGACCCTCGACCACCTTGGTCCTGCGGCGACCGCGGTACGCCTTCGGCGCGGGCTCGTCTGCCACCTCGACAGCGGCAGCGCCGGGTCGGTAGCCGACCGACTCAGCCTCCGAGTCCTTGACGACCATTCCGGGGGTGCCCCACAGGTAGGCGGCGGTCGCCTCGTCGGTCGTTGCGCGCCCATCGGCGTCGAGGTAGACCCGTTCCTTCAGGGTGATGCTCACGTCAACCTCCTATGCAGTCGTCGCCAGACCGGCCCTAGCATACGCTGCCGAGAATGGCCCTTAGACGGGGCGCTCGCTCCGAACGAGATTGACGGAGCGGCGTCCTAATGGAGTGGGCAAAGTAAACGGGCAGACCCCCCCCTGTTCTCGCGCTCCGTCGTTCTCTCGCGGCGAGAGCCCAAGTGTGCATAGACGGCATGAGGGGCTGCATAGCGAACGTGTGTTCGACGTTCTCCATACAGCCCCTCGTCGCGGCTGGATGCCCGACTCAGCCGCCTATGTCTGCGCTCCGACCACCGTCCAGACCGGGTTGTCGGCGGTCCCGGTGTTGATGTAGAGGACCCCGTTCGTGGTGTCCGTCAGGAGCGCTCCCTTGGGAGCGCCGATGCCGGTTTCAGCCACACCGGGGGTCGTCTCCGCGACCGCCGCTGCCGGGGTTGTCCCGCCGGTCAGCGCGGCCTCGACGACCGTGATGAGCGGCTGCGGACGACGCCCGAGCGTCCCGCTGAAGGTGATGACGACTGCCGTACCGGGCAGGGGTCCGCTAGTGCAGACGACGTTGCCCGCGCCGACCGACGCCAGCGCTTCCAGCGCCGAGTCCACCGCCGCTGCCGCCGCGTTGTAGGCGATGGCCGCTGTGGTGAACCCGTTGAAGCGCAACTTGAAGGTGCCACCGGTCGGGGTGCCGGTGACGGTCAGGGTCTGGACGGCATCCGTCCCCGTGCCGGGTGCGCCCGCGTTGGTGAGGCCGCGGGCGGTCCCTTCAATGACTGCCATGGCTTAGATACCGGTGACGGTGCAGAAGCCAGCGGGCCGGAACACGACGAGGGCAAGGCGCTCCTCGACGCGGATGGCCAGTTTGTTGGTCTGGAAGAAGTCGGCGTGGCTGTTGGAGACCTCCAGCGAGAGGTCGCTGCGCCGGAACACCTGAGCGGCGGACCGGAAGGCACCGACGAGGGCCGTGCCCGCGGTCAGGGCCGTGGTCTGCGTGACGTTCAGGCCCCAGATGCGTGCCGTCCCCGGCTCGCTCGGGCTGCCCCAGATGTAGATGCCGTCCGCGGTCCGAAGGAGGCGGATGTCCTCCCAATCGGACGGGTGCATGACGAGGCCGTCCGCCGCGAGGTACGCGCCGGTCCACAACTTCGTCATGGCCTTGTGGATGGCGTCCGGGGTCGGGTCCGCGGCCTTCGCCTGCGTCTGGATGCCCGCCGTGTTGAGGATGCCGGTGAGGTTGGGGGCGATGCCATCGCCGTTCAGCAACTGGCTGTCCTCGCGGTACGCGACGAACTGCTGAAGGCGGGTGTTGATGTAGTCCTCCATCATCGGCGCGTCCTCCATCACCTCGGAGGTGACGGGGAGGAACGTCGCAATCTTGCGGACGGGGGACGTGCGCTCGGTGAACGCCAGCGCCGACTCGGGCTTGGCGTCCGCCTCCGCGGTCTCCGCGGCGGCGTTGGTCGTGGTCGTCTCCTCCATGTACGCGATGCTCGTCTGCGACGTGCGACCGCTGGGCATGAGGGCGGCGATGGTGGGCTGCTGCTCACCCGGCGTCAGGATGACGGGGATGCGCGTCACTTCGGGGACGAAGGACGTGGTGTCGAACAGCGTCTTGAAGCCGTGCTTGATGCGGTCCGCGCCGAACGCGTCCTCGAGGTCCACCTCGACCGCCGGACCCTTCGACCCGGTGAAGCCGGTGAACGCCGCGGACTTGACGAACATCTCGCCGAACGAGCGGTACTTGGGCTCCGCGGGCGTGGTGTCCGACTTGGCCTCGGCGAACGGGACGGTCTTGCCCGCCCGCTGCTTGATGCCGTCGAGTTCGGACAGCCGGTCCAACTTGGAGCCGAGGTCGTCCAGTTCCTTGTTCTTGGCCCGGATGTCCGCCACCTCGTCCTCGGTGAAGTCGAGGTCAGACTTGGCGGCGAAGATGGCACCAAGCGCCTTCTGCTTGGCGATGACCTCCTCGCGGAGGGACACGATGTCGCTCATGTGTGGTGTGCTCCTAGTGCGTGGTCAGGATGTCGCGCAACCGGGCGGATGTGCGGAGCCACTCGACTTCCAGCGCCTTGCGGGCATCTTCGTTGTCGGTCCGGTCGGGGTCCGTCTCCCTGAGCAGCGCATCGAGGTCCGCGATGAACCCCGACGACTCCCGCAGGGCTGCAAGCACCTTGGCGATGCGGTCGCGGTTGGCGTTTGACAGCACCCGTCCGGCCTTGCCGCGCGATGCCCCGCGCAGCGTGGCGAGTTCGTCCGTCCGTTCCACCCATGCCTTGACCACGGCCAGCACGCGGTCCGTGTCGTCGGCGTAGGACAGGCCGTCAGGCAGCCCGTCGTCGTCGCCATCTTGCTTGATGGCGAGGGTCCGTGTCGAGTTGCCCGCGCCAACGAGGACGGGGGACACTTCGAACACGTCGAACTTGGTGATGATGTTGGCCTTCCGGCCCGCCCACGTCCCGGGCTTCGACTCGACCTCCTTGTAGCCGTGCGACCACTCCTGCAGTTCGCCCAGCCCCTTGACGGTGTGGTAGGTGTCGCGCCCGTGGGACGTGTCGAGGAAGAACTGGCCCTTGAACACGGCGAGGCCATCGTGTTCCTCGATGACGCCCCGCCCGGTGGGGAGGTCCCCGCCCCGTTCCGGCCATGACTTGTGAGCGTACGCGCTGATGGGGATGGCCTTGCCGACCGGCATGGACCCCTTCAGCGACACGTCGCCGTCCTTGTCGATGTCGTCGGTCTTGGGGGAGGCCATGTCGCCAAGCGTGGCGAACGCCACCTTGACCTCGCCTTCCTCCGTCAGGTTGAAGTCGAGCGGCTTCGCCGTCTTGACTGCGTAGCCTTCCACGCCCACCTTCGCCTCCTCGCAGTTGCCCGCTGCCGTGTGGGCCGTTGCGAAGGCCCTCGTCTCGTCCCCCGACTTCTCATAGGTGTCGTTCCACACCCGGCGGAACACGGACTGGCACTCGGTCGAGTAGCGGTCCCGGACCTCCGGCGGCAGTTCGGCGTTCGACGCGTATGGCATCGCGGCCTCCTACTCGCGTGAGACTACCGGCCCGAAGGCCCGTTGACAATGCGGATGGCTGATGGGGTACGCCTGTGCCTCGTCAAGCGTCCGCGTGGACCCGTCCGCGAGGTCGGGGTCGTTGTGTTCGGTCCACCCGCAGTCCGGCCCGTCATACACCTCAACCTGTGACACCAAGTCCGTCTCGCGGTAGCCCGCCACCGCGGCGAGGTTGAAGGCGTTGGCGGACTCGGTGAGCGCGATGACGTGCGCCCGGGACCCCGACTCGCCCCAATGCGTCAGGAGGTCGCGCAACTCCCGCTCCAAGATGTCGGCGTTCGCCTCGTCCTCGATGTTGCGGGCGACCATGGACCGGATGGCGTCCCGCCCGTCCTCGGTGATGCGGGTCACTCGGCGGGCAACGTCGCGCATGATGGGTCGGACGTTGCGGGCGGACAGGGTCCATGAGATGCCGACGTTCAGTTGCTCGTTGACGACGCCCCACGTCTCCCGGCCCATCGTGTCGTAGAACCGGGACATGACCTCGCCCAACCGAGTCGCTTCGGCATCCCAATCGTAGTCGTCCACCCATGCGATGCCGGGGGATGCCTTCACCCGGACCAGCGAGGGATGTTGCTTGCGCCGCAAGAACGCACGGAGGACCCGCGTCCGAAGCCCGGTGAAGTAGTCGGCCAACGCGCGCTCCAACCGGTCGCTCCCGGCGGCGATGAGTCGGCGGTGCGGGGCGATGACGGCACGGGGTCCGCGTGGTCGTTCAGCCACCGACCGGTGTGGCCTCCACCGTCACGACTTCCTCGGTCGTGGGCGGGATGGCGGGGACCGGCTCGGGCTCCGGTTCCTCCGGTTCCTCGTTCGGGTCCTCGATGATGTGGTCCTCGGGGACCTCGACCACGTTGAAGGGTCGGAGGTAGACGTTGTGGATGGCGTCGTCTACTGGCAGCCCGACCTGTGCGCGGAACTCGGACAACGTGATGAGCCCCTTCGCGGCGGCATCGCCCGCCCGGGTCCACAGCCCGTTCTGGTCCTCCTGCAGCACGCGCACCTTGCTGATGTCGAAGTCGATGGCGTACTTCGTCGGGTCGGCTACGAAGTCGGGGAGCAGTTGGATGTCGAGGTCCGACGACAAGATGCGCTGCGTCGGGATGATGTTCTCCTCGTAGGCCGCTTCGCGCGCTTCCGCGTAGTTGGCGAACGTCGAACGGTCCAACCCAGCGCCCAACCCGGCGACGATGGCCGGGACTCCCATGACAGCGGTGATGCGTTCCTCGGGCAACTTGCGCAGTTCGCGGAGGTTCATCTGTTCGGGGCTGAACGACAGCACCTTGACATCCGACAGGGCCGACATGACCAGCGGCTCCCCGCGGTTGTCCCCGCCGAACGCGGCCTTGGTCTTGGCCTTGATGGTGTCCGCGTCGTCTTGGCTGATGACCGACCCCTCGGGCGGGATGATGACCAACCCCGGGACGCCCATGTTGCGGACCAACGACGCGCTGAAGTTGGCGGCTTCGTCGTCCGTGAACACCTCGCGCAACACGGCGTAGATGGGCGACCGTCCGACCCGGATGTTCTCGGGGTCGATGCCGTAGCGGAAGTGCACCACGTCGGTCGGCTCGATGCGGATGGTCGTGCTGCCATCGGGCTTGTACTCGTAGTGGCTGATGTAGGTCGAGCCATCGGTCGGCCACTTCGGCTTGATGGTTGACCACGGCACCCACCAGAGTTCCGTGACCGCCCCGCCCGGGCCACCCCGGACCTTCACCCAGCACGCGTTGCCCGTCACCCAGTAGTCGACGAGCGTAGCCATCCACTGAAGCGGCCCGGACAGGAACGCGTTGGGACGTGCGACCAACTGGATGAGCCGCAGCGCGCCCGGGTCGGTGGTCGAGTCGAGGTCCCCGTCCGGGTTGTACTCGCGGACCCGCACAGGTGCCTCGGGGAAGTTGCGAGCAATCCACGACAGGGCGGCGACGACGGCGCTGTTCTTGGTGCCGTCCCCGACCGCGGCGGCGTAGTCGTAGGCGGTGCGGTTGAGGAAGGCTGACCAACCGGTCCCAACGGACCCGGTGAACCTGAACGCCTTCCACCCGGCCCGGATGCGGTCTAGGAAGTTCATGCGAACACCGTCCTCCGCACGATGAACGAGCCTTCCCCCGCCCCGTCAGGCGTCGTGGCGACCCACCGGTACTGCACGGACCCTTCGGTGGTCATGGTCTCCTCGTAGGCGTAGTTGCCAACGGACGCCTTGGTCACTTCCGGGTCGGTCCCGTAGGTGTAGGACGTGATGGTCCCGTCCGGTGCGGCGACCGACACGACGACCGTGGTGGGGTCGGTGTCCGCCCCGAGGTCATCCTTGAAGTTCGCGGTGAGCCGCACCCGGTCTCCAACGTCGTAGTAGCCCGCCATCAGGAGTCTCCCACCGTCACGCTCCCCGCTACCGCGTCCCCAACTGTAGCAGCCACCACGCGGCTGTCACCTACCGCGGTTGCCCCGACCAACGCATCCGCCGGGGTCACATGGACCCGGGTCACGGGCGGGACCGCTTGACCGGACGCTGCCGTGGCCGACGCGATGACCACGAACCCGTCCCCGAACCCATCCTTGGAGCCACCCGTCGCAGCGTCGGGGACGATGAGGATGGTGATGCTTCCCGCGCCCGCGTGCGCGCCTGACGCTGTGGCGCTCGACGCGTTCACCAAGGCTGCGCTGTCGCTTCGCGCGGACGCGCCCGTGGCGGACGTGGACGATGCGATGGCTACCGGGGTTGCCGCTCCCGACTTGTCCGGGGACGGTCCGGTGCCCGTCGCTGCCGTGGTGTGCGTGACCGGGACATCTGTCGCAGCGCCCGCCCCGGCGTGCGTGCCCGTTCCATCGGACGTAGATGCGTGGGTCGCGCTCGCCGTTCCAGAACGACCGGAGGCACCCGATGCGCTTGGAGTGGTGGTGTGGGATGCGCTTGCGGTGCCCGTCCCGTCCTTGGTGCCGCTCGCGGTCGCTCCGACGACATGGGCGGCGTCCGTTGCCGCGCCGTCCATGTCCTTCCCACCCGTGGCGGACGTGGAAGTGGCATGGGACACGTCGGTCGCTGCGCCGGACCGGTCATCCGATGGCTTGAAGCCTGCCGCCGTGGTAGCCGAGGCATGGGACACATCCGTCGCTGCGCCCGCGCCTTGCTTGGCTCCCGTGGTGGCTTCGGCGGTCGTGTGGCTGACGGAGGCCGTGCCCGCCCGTCCCGGCGTCCCGGTGGCCGTGGCATCCGTCGCGTGAGCGACCGAAGCAACGCCCGAGCGCCCCGTTGTCCCGGTGGCGGACGTGGCGTGTGTGTTCGACTCGGACGCGGTTCCTTGGCCGTTCTTGGCACCCGTGGCAGATGTCGCGCTGGCGTGCGACACGTTCGTCGCTGCCCCGGTGAGCGTCTTGCCGCCCGTGGCCGAGGTGGTGTGCGTGTGCTGGACGTTGGTCGCTGCGCCCGTGCCGCCCTTCCGCCCGGTCGCGCTTGTCGCGTGGGTGTGGGTGACAGGGGTGGCCGCTCCGCTGAACGCCTCCGAGCCGCC